TCCGTACAGAGAAAACATCCGGGCTAATATGTGGATTGGTAATGCAGTGGCGCAAGTTTTAGACTTGGACACGGAAAAGAAACACGAAAAGGCTAAAATTCGTGCTATAGTTAAGCAGTGGCTGGCGACTGACGTTTTAAGGTTGGAGCCAGTCTACGACAAAAGGCAGGGGAGAGACGTCACGGTAGTGGGCGTCGGTGTGTGGATAACAGGAGAAGAGGCAGGACTATGAATAAAAAAGAATACGAAGTAATAGCCAGACTTGTCTATGACGATGACACTGAAATCTATGAGATTGAGTGGAACCACAGCAACCCGAAGACTGCTGACATATTTGTCAATAAAAGCAGAAGTGAGGCGATGAGAGCCTGCGACGATGGAATTGCGGATCTCACATACTTCAGATTATTACTTGAGGAAGTGGAGAGGAGTGCTCCGACTTTACACTGATTAGGCGTTTCCTCAGTCCGAAATTGCGACTGAGGAAGAGTGCTTACACTGAGGAGAAAATACCGCAAAAACCTTCCTCCTTAGTTATACGTATATATATACGTAACTAAGGAGGGAGTGAGGCGGATATATTAAACGACTGAGGAGAATAGTTGTCATGGTAATGAAAAAATCGAAAATGAAAGTTGTTACATTAGCTAAAGCAAAGAGAAAGGGACGTGATGAGCTTGGTAGACCTGAGGGCGGCGCTCCGCTTATTAAGGCAGAAGTCTGGGGCCAGCTTAAACCGCTGGATTATATTGCCCGGGAAAAAGTTAATAAGTGGGGTGATACATTGCCTACGTTCGTGCCGCCAGAAATGGCTGGACGTTTTGAGGCTGCTTACGAGGCGTTAGGTTACGCCGTAGAGGCTAACGATGTTATGGCGACTAACCAAATCGCCGGGCAACTTATGAGGGCGTGGGAAGTCTTGGAAAAGACTGCAATTGAGGCCGGGCATAAACCTCCGGCTGAGGATTGTTATTGCGTCGAGCTCGAGGGTGGCAGGATCGTATGCATTGCATCTAAGAATGCTCACATACTACGTGAGAAGTACAAGGATTGGATAGTTTACAGTTTCGAGGATGTTGCTAGAATATTATCTAATGATTTTACGGCTAAGTTTTTGGAGGCTGCCTACGATAGCTTTCCTAAGGCAAAAGTAACAACCGTCATAAGGGATGGCGTGGACAAATCAATCGACTGGTCAATAGGGGATGAGATACCGTGGTAAAAATGGATAGAGATGAAATTTTAAAGGAAGCAATGAAAGTCATAAATAATGACCGTAATGCTGACTATGGAGATGCAAGGGAAAACTTTGAGAACACTGCAAAGTTATGGTCAGCTTACACTGGCTACGAAATAGGTCACATCGATGTGGCTGTGATGATGGTGTTGCTTAAAATATCTAGGATAAGAGTATCGCCTGATAAGGCAGACCATTGGGTGGATATTTGTGGATATTCAGCTTTGGCTGGGGAGATAGGATCAGATGGTAGGTAAGGTAGGAAAAGCTAAGATCGCAGTAATAGAAAAGATGGGAGAGGATGAGGTGCTTGATAGAATATCTACGGGCACTTCAGTTAGATCTCTTATGAAGGAGTTCGATGTTGGCTATAAGTTATTTGCTATGTGGCTCGACGCTGTTGACGGTAGGAGGGGAAGATACGATCAGGCATTATCAGAAGCCGGGAATTATTATGCAGAGCGTGCAGTTGACACAGCTCAGAACGCGCAGCCTGAGGATGTTAATGTATCGAGATTAAAAGTTGACACTGATAAATGGATAGCAAGTAAACTTAATCATAAATACGATACGAGACAGCGTGATGTAGCTATAAATATAAGCGTTAATGATTTACACGCGCAAGCAGCTCAATTACTTGGCGATGTTATCGAAGGTGAAGCTGAGGAAGTTGATCCGTGATTTCGCACACTAAATCACAATCGCGTGCGCGCGCGCGAATGCCGCAAAGCAGCGAAAAAGTCAACTTTCGGCCCGTTTTTAACCATTTTACGCTGCAACTGCGAAAAAATAGGCCGAGAATTAACATAATATGTATTATGCGAAAAGTATGTTTCTGCGATGCAGCATTATTGATTTTTAGCCCCCCCTTACTTTTTGTTCGCGCCCCGGCTTTTGCAACCACCCCATCACAGATCGAGACATAGAAAATGACCAGCAACCCATTTTTAAAATTAATGAAAAGATACCAACACGATCCCGTAAAATTCGCCCGGGAAGTGATAGGAATGGATCCCGACGACTGGCAATGTGAGCTTTTACAATCCGTCGCTGATCCAAAAATTAGACGTGTCAGTTGCAGATCGGGACACGGCGTGGGGAAATCTTCAGCCGTGGCAATGGCAGCTATTTGGCACGTATTAATGAGAGTGCCATCGAAGACAGTTGTCACCGCCCCCACCTCTGCACAGCTTTTTGACGCCTGTTTCGCTGAAATGAAAAATATTGCAAAACGCTTAAAACCGCCATTTGACGATTTACTCGAGATAAAAAGTGATCGTATTGAGCTCAAGAGCGCCCCGGAGAGCACGTTTATATCGTGCCGGACGTCGAGACAGGAGCAGCCAGAGGCACTCGCAGGAGTTCACTCACCGAGCACGCTTTTATTGGCTGATGAGAGTAGCGGTATCCCGGAGAGCGTATTCGAGGCAGCCAGCGGTTCAATGTCGGGCATTCACGCGACGACAGTTTTAACCGGGAACCCCACCCGGAATACTGGCTTTTTTTACGATACCCACAACCGACTGAAAGAAAATTGGCATACTATGCACGTATCCTGCGTTGACAGTAATCGCGTATCCGACGACTTCATTAATGACATGAAAAATCGTTACGGAGAGGATAGCCCGGCGTACCATGTGCGCGTGCTTGGAAATTTCCCTCCGTCTGAGAGTGACACAGTTGTCCCGGTATCTTTAATTGATCACGCCATGAAAAACGACGTAAAGATACACGAGGATACTGTCTCTATTTGGGCTCTTGATGTTGCCCGGCAGGGTAATGACAGCTCCGTTTTATGTAAGAGACAGGGCCCGGTAATTCACCCACTGACTGTGTGGAACAATTTAGACTTGATGCAATTGACTGGGGCCGTGAAGGCTGAATACGACGCCGTATCTTCATCCAAGAAGCCCGTAGAGATTATCGTCGATAGCGTCGGCTTAGGAGCTGGTGTATTGGATCGACTTAGGGAGCTTGGCCTCCCGGCTCGAGGCTTGAACGTATCGGAGAGATCCGTCCAGAGGGAGACATACATAAATTTACGCGCAGAGCTATGGTTTAAGTGTAAGGCTTGGCTGGAGGGTATGGACGTTAAGATACCTCACGACGACAGGCTGTGGGCGGAGCTGGCAGCTCCCCGGTATCACTTTACCAGCTCAGGAAAGATACAAGTCGAGAGCAAGGAGGCCATGAAAAAGAGAGGCATCCAATCACCCGATAGAGCTGATGCAGTTTGTCTTTCCTTAGCAAATGAAATGACGACTATGGCGTATGGCACGAGCTCCTCAGGTTCATGGAATAAGCCGCTGCGTCGGGAGATCTTAGGCATTGTATAAAAAAGGACCAGTTGATCAAACTGGCCCTTTTTGCTAGATCACCAAGAAAAGGAGACGAGGCTCTAGCTGCACGCGGTTTGGTGGGGAATACTTAAAACCACCGGCACTCACGGCTTACCCATTTATTTTATCTGTTCCTCAGCTCCTGTATGTATAGGCACTCGTTGCATCTATCCTGCATTTGACCCTTTTTAATTCCTTTAGATCTAAGCAGCAAAAAATTTCCGCACGCGCATTTACATACCCACATACTTCCGTTGCAATTTTTCTTCGTATTTAAATCTTTACCCAGAACGGTTATGCGTCCATTTTTTTTACCCACCATTTCATTATAGAGCTTTCTCTCGTCGCCCAGCGCCGTGTGATCCGATTTTCTAAAATACATCGGATCCTTGTAGACGTTTTTAAATTCTTTTTTAGGCGTGAAGTGAGTGCCCTTCGATAAGACTACTCTCG